ATAAGCAGAAACATTTCTTCAAGTATTAGTTCCTGTAATAGTTATAACATTTGAAGCAGCTGTAAATTCTATATTATTTCCAGCTTTAAAAGTTTTTGTAGGAGATGTTGTAGGTTTATATGTATCTACTGTAGCATTACTAGAATTTTTAAATATTAAATCATAAAAAGTATAAGTTGTATTAATAGAATTAATTGTTAACTCTCCTGCAACAGTATTGGTAAAAGTTACATTCGTTCCTGATTTAATATTTAAAGTTTTGACAGCAGAACCATCATAAGTATATTGACTAGTTCCTTCTGTTGTACCTCCATTTATCTTTAATATTAAATCATTAGCATTAGGTAAAGATGTTATTACACTAGAACCTGTAATGTGACCATTTGCGTCATAAGTAAATGATCGTACTGCTGATGTTGCTTGAGCCGTAGTACTGTTACTATGATTAACTGTAAATACATTAGCTGATAAAGAAGCAGTTAAGCCAGATCCAAAGTTAATAGTATTATTTGTAGCTCCTGAAGGGATGTATGATCCTAAAGCAGTGCCTGAATTTTGTATAGATAAATTTTGTAAATTTGTACCTACAGTAAGTTCTTTATTAGTACTGTTTCAAGATAATGATACTCCTGTTCCGTTTTTAAAAGCTAGTGTATCTAAAGTAGATTCAGTTAAAGCTGATGTTCCATTTACTGATACTCCTCTATATGTTTTATTTACAGTAGTTCAGGTAGGAATACCAGTAGCGTTTGCCATTAAATATTGTCCACTAGTTCCTGCTGTTAAAGTTTTAACTCCATTGTTGCCTGCACCAACAACTAGTTGATCGGCAGTTAATGCTGCAGAAGCTATTACAGAGCCATCAATGTTTACCTGTATAACAGTAAAGTCTGCATTATTGTATGCAGAAACTCTGTCTTTTACAGACATAACAATATCACCAGCTTCTAGTGTACCTATACCTGTAATAGTCTGTGCGACAGCTACTTTAAAAGTCCATCCAGCCTTATAGTCAGTTAATGTTGATAATGTTTTCCCATTTACATCAGTTCCTCCAGTAATTACTCCAACAGAACCAATAGTTCCTTTAAATATCATCGCGTCTCCTGAAGCTATAATATTTTGAGCATATAAATATACATCATTTACTGCTTTAGGAGTAGCAGCTATTCCGCTACTTGCTCCACTAGTAGACGATATACTATCAGATAAAGTTACATGTCCTGACACACTGCCTGTAGCAAGTACACTAGTGTGTGATAAAGGAGCATATTTACTAGCTAAAGTAGTACCATTTTCTACAAAACTAGTAGCATTAAATGTTCCTGTGGAAGGAATAAAGCTTATATTAGAAGTTTTTTGTAGTTCAGATGTTTCTGTAGCAGAATTACTAGACCCAATTAAATAATGAGGGGTAGAGGATGCATCTACATTATTACTTTTTACATTAGTTAAAGTTGCTGTTCTATTTGTAACTGATAGATAATGCCCATATTTATCAAAAGTAATTTGTGGAACTATTATTGTAGTACCACTATTAGTTGTAGGTCCTACTGACACACTAGCTTCGCCTATTGTTTTATGAGAAAGCGTAACTGCTCCTGTAGTAGTTGATGACTCAACAACACCGTCTCCAGATACTGTAAGAACTCCTAAGTTTAGAGCAAATAGTTCTTTATTATTACCATCCTGTATTGATACTGCAGGACCATTAGCACTAACCACAAAGAGTGGAGTTCGATCAGGAAATATTTTAAAATATTGCCCGTGTGTTCAGATTCAACCATCTTCTAGAAAAGCTATTGACTTATCTATTGATGTTTTGTCGGCATAAGCTAGATCAAATCCAACTCTTGATTTTGCGTAAATTAATTTTGCCATATGTTAGTTAATTTCGTTTCATCTAAGTGAAACTTTTTGTTGAGATATTTCGAAATCATCTGTAAATTCTAAATTGTCTTCTATTATTGTTAAATTTTTTAATTCATCAAATCCAGATATCTCTATAGCACTGAATTTAAATTCTTTTGTTATTGGATCTATTCCGCCCTTTAACCCTTTTTCTGTCTTTATAGTTAATGTAGAGGGAAAATTTTCAGAATCTATAGAAGTATTATTTATCTCTACAGTTTTTATTTTACCTACTGCATCAATTCCTCCTAATAATTCTTGTTTAACTTCTCATACCATTCTAGGAGTTGCAGCTACTCCTCTAATAACATTTGGAGAACTTACATCTACGTTATTGCTAGAAGGTTCTGGTTCTACAAGTAATTCATCTTGTAGTTTTACATGTCCATATAATTCTGTAGAGGCTCCTCCATATTCAGGCTGTGTTGATAAGTGAATTTTTGGAGTAGCTGTACCAGTAACGTTTCCTTGAACATCCCCTATAATTTGCCCATCTGTAACAGTTAAATTTCCCTTAACAGTAGAAGATCCTCCTACATTCATTCCTCCTTCTATTGTCAAATATTTTGACACTGGATCAAAACTAAGTCCTAAGGCTTTCCTTACTGGATTTGTTTCAGCTTGAGGATTACTATTGTACCCTATTAATAAGTTATATGATCCTGAAACAGTATTGGATGTTAATTGTTCAACATAATCTCTTATCTTTATATTTCTATTACTAGCCCCTGTTAAATGTCCTCACGCATCTACTGTAAATCATGGTATAGTTATTAAACTAACATTGTCAGATGAAGCAGTTTCTCCATATGAACCAGATGTTATAGTAGTTTTTTCATGAGTTAATTTTTTTAAAATTGAGTCTCATTTTAAAGGATACTCAGTATTAATAGATGTTAGAGCTGAACTAGAAAATATGATATTGTTTCCATCACCTTTTCTAATGACTATATTATCACCAGAAGAAGACATAGTAAAATTACTAAGTCCTATTTCGACCTTGATGATATTATTTGTATCTGTAACATAGACTCCTGGAGATCCTATACTAAAATAATTCCCCATGATTCAAACCTCTCTAGTATCTTCTATAAATACTACAGGATTTAAACCCTCGGGAATATTTGATATCTCTCTTTGAAAAGCAGCCTTAGTCTTTGCATAGATTATTTTGCTTTCCATTTTTTATTGTATAATTTCTGTCTGTAGTAGTTTATCTATTTTTCTTAATGCATTTGAGATAGTATCATCTTGTTGTATATAGAAACCACTACTGGCTGTTTTTAAATCTGTCCCATCAAGAATGGGGTTATCTTTTATTTTATGATTATTAATTGTACTATTGTTCATGAATTCTTCTAAAGAAGTTACTCTATCTATGACTTCATTTAATTTATTCATAACTAAAGCATCGTCTACGAATACAACTCATTCATTACCATCATACAATTTTAAAACCAAATCATTGTAAATTCATACATGATAAATTGTCGGAGGTTCTTGATCTCCTCTTCAAATATTTACTTGTTTATTGTTTATCATACTTTATATATAATTGTCCTAACCCGGAGTTTACGGTTCTATATAAGTGATAGACAATTCCATTAATTAATGTATTTCCTATAACTTTAAAACCTCCTAAAATATTATCTACAAATAGTCTAGCATTTCCATCATTTGGGATATACAAATATACAAATTTATCCGTAGATGAATTAACTATCATTAAAGAATTTTTAGTTTTAGTCATAGAAGATATTATACTATCTGTTCCATAATAATAAGCATGTACTTTTTCAAAAGTAATAATTTTATTATACCACTTATCATTCATTTTATAAGAAAAATGAATAGAAAAAGAACTATCTATATTAGGAAAAGAATATTCTCTACTAGAAGGATTTATAGATATCCCATTTATATAAACTTCCGCAGGATTATTATAAAAATCTCAGGTAAGAATAATAGTTTGTGGAGTATCACCAAAAAACATAGAAGTTTTATTTAACTTAATTCATTTAAGATTATAATCCTCACTATTTTCTAACCTTGCATTGACTCATTCTGTAGAAGCTACTCTTGACGAATTATCATCTATTTCTGGAAGAGTTGTAGTAGGTATTCCTTCTAAATTAGGAGAATATTTATTTAATTTTTGACTTAACTGTAAATTAATATCATTTGCTCATTGAGTTAATAAATTATTTATAGTTTCAGTATGACTATTAAAATAATCTGTTAATTGATTATTTATATAATTATATAAGTCTTGTTGATTTTCTATCGAGCCAGTAATATTTCCTCAGACCAATGAATATTCTTCACCAATACCAAGGTTATATCTAGCCATAGCTCGTTGATAATCATTTACTAATTCAGAAAATAAATTTTCTCGTTTAAAATAATCTTCTACAGATGCATCTCCATAAAAATCTTCAATTCCACAAGATCCTTGTAATAGTGTATCTTCTTCAGTAGTATTAGTTTTAGGAATATAATCTAACTGAGGAATTTCAGAGTCATCAAGTAATTGAATACTAGGTTCTTTTTTAACCAAAAGATTAGTTTCTTCAGTTACATTTACTAAAGAAGTATCTTCATTTAAATTTATAAATTCCATTTTATAATATTACTATTTGATGTGCATAAGTAATAGGGTCTAAAAATGACAATATTGTTGCATCATTAACTTTATGTATAGACTTAGTTATTGTTGTAGCAAAATTAGTATTACCTATTGAAGAAGTATGAGAATAAATACTACCTGTTGTATATGCTACACTTTCATGAAATAAATTATCATATGTATTTCATAAAAAATGAGAATTATAACATCCTTTTATAAAAGTATTTCGTATAAATTCTGCTTCAAATATATTATTCTGGGTAACACCTATAAATACATTATCTCAACAATCTTCTTTAAATACATTATATTCACATAATTCATTTTCTGAATTATCTTCTACAATATTATTATTCTTTATCAAAGAAAAAGTATACAAATCTAAATATTGTGCAGTAATAGGAATTGTTGTATTCCTTAACTGTTCTCTAGTCCTTCTAAATTTTATATTCTTAAAGTTGTAAAATGCAGAATTTCCATTAGAATCTTTTAATCAAGTAATCTTTCCTTTTGTTCTAGTTCCATCTTCTAAAATCTCTTGTGTTATATCATAATTAATCTCCCAATCTTTCCCCAATATACATGCTTTAGTATCTAATTTATTATTATTAATACCAGTTACTAATAATCTATAAATAGGCGATGGATTTGGAGATGTATTATGTCCTCAACTTATTTTATTTGCTCCAGAAAAAGTATTAGAATTATAGATAGTTTGATAATCAGTGATTATATATCTCCCTCCTACTATTATCTGACTTCTAGAAACTAATTCTAAAAGTGCAGTATAAGTAATTTCAATTGGAGTTATTTGTCCTGCTTCTCCAGTATATTCTATAATTCCGATATTCTTTCTTAGCTCTTTCTTTTCAAATTCTGTCAGACCAGATAATAAATCTCTTTTTCTAAAGTATTCTTTTAGATCTGACGTACAAGCATATCTATTCTTTGGTAATGTCATATTAATTATTCATTAAAAACTCATAAATAGGTCCAACAGTATCTATATCATTTCATGCTTGTACTAGAGAAATCATATGGATTATTTTGCTATAATCATCGTAACGACCATATGATGCTCTAAATAATCATTCGTCAAACTCTTCTATAGTTCGAACTTTTAAACTATTTACATCCACAATTATTAGATATTGTTTTTAAATTTGTGTTCCCACAAAAATTGTTACATCTTCAAAATTTTTCTAGAAATCTTTGTGCTTCATAAAGTTTACCCATATCCAATGAATACTTGATTATGTTTATGAACATTCACATTAAATCTCTGTCTTTAACTTTTTTGTCAAAACTATCATTTGAACATATTTCACAATTATTACCAACCTTTGGAAGATCCTTTAAAAGATCTTTCAATAAAGTATTAAAACAATTATTTAAATAGTACATTGCAAAAGTATTTTTATCAGATCTTATTATAGTATTAGTATCAGCAGGATACTCGGCAGCTATAACGTCTAATGTTACTTCTGTATTAGTAGTAGGTCCTCATAAATAGAATTTACCATTATCGTAAAAATATACTTTACTATATAAATTAAAATTTTCACCTATTTCTAATGCATAGTCAATCCATACTTTAGTTGGTAAAATAATGTGTGCAACTCTATATAACCCATCTTTATCTAATTGTATTTCTAGCCTATCGGTACAACACTCCTCGTGATTAACTATATGATAACTTTTAGGAGTTTCAGTACCTTCAGCATTTACATAATATATTTTGTTTATTGTTATAGAATGATCTCATCTGTATGCTCTGTGACTTATAGATACATTATCTTGTGATAGATATTGTCCAGCATCAGATTCTAATCCTTCTATTAATAATCCAAATTCTCCTAGTCTTGATATTTTAAATATTGATTCCATTATGCGTTTACTATTTCGTCATTAAAATGATTGCTGTCATATAATTGAAGTATTTCTGCATCAACTCTTTTCTTTTCATTTTCAATTTTCTTATCATTAAATTCTTTTGTAGTCTTAGCTTTATACCATTCAATTTCTTTTTCATAATCTAATCTAGATTTTTCAAGATTTATTTTTTCTTGATTAAGACTTTGAACTTGTTGTTGAAGTTTTTGAGCTTCTGTTTGAAGTTGCTGCATTTGTTGATTAGCTTGTTCAAGTTGTTGTTGCATTTGCATAACTCCCATACTTTCTTCTCTTTTCTTTCTAAGAGCAGTAGTAACATCTTGCTTCATTTTAGTAAGACTTTTAGAAGTAATAATATCAATTACAATTTCTGGATCTATATTATTATTCTTAGTAAATTCAAAACTTAATTGTTTAATAGTTTCTGCTTCTTGTATTACTTCAGAAGTTTCAGATATATTTATATCAAAATCTGTTAGTGTATAATGTTCAGGAAGTGCAGTAAACACTTTATTTAATCTGTCTCCTAAGATAAGAGTTCCAGTAATTCCTTTTTTATATACAACTTTACACATATCTAATATATCTATCAACATTTCTCTAGTTATTAAATCCATCATATAGAAATATTGTTTAGTAATATGTGTAGATTGTCTTATACCTACCTGAACATTAGTAACTGCGTCTCTTTGTTCTATTCCTCCTAGTTTTTCTCTAAATACTCCAGTAATTGTACTACAAGTATTTTCGATTCTTTCTAAAGCTAAGTCAAGAGCTTGCATAGCTTGATATGATATAGTATCATCATAACCTCCAAATGTAGTATTCATTGGTGGTATACCCTCTTGAGAGGAATCTATTAAAGCTGAACCTTGTTTCTTATATGCTTTTCACTTCATCAGTCTCTCAGTAAGGTCTGTACCTAATATTGTTGGTAAGTATGCTAAGTCAATCCAATCTCCTTTTGATCCAGATTCAGATATTAAGTTATCTTTATAAAAGTTTATAACATCTCATTTATCTTGTAATGATGCTGTAGATAATATTAAAGAAAATGGTTCACCATTTCTATCGGAATAGAATACACCATTAACTGATAATGTGCAATTTGTTGGATCACTCATAGTTCTAGTAACATTCTTTACTTTTCCTATAAGAATATAAATATCTCCACCAATTCTGATTCCTCTATATCTGTTAGTTATAAATTTTCCTTTTTCTTCATCTACTTGTAACCATTCTACATCATAAACTGGAAATCTTCTAAGCTTATATCCAGAATTAAAATTATATAATGGAGTAACTTCAAATCCCCCTAATATACCATCAGAATCAGGATCTACTATACCTATTACTGAATCTCCTAAGTTTCTAATATAAGATGCTTCAGAAGTTTTTAATAGACTAGAATCTAAAGAATCTATATTTTCCCGAGTTAATAATTCTCCATAATTTCTAAGAATCTCATTTTTAGTCATATAATCTCTTATAACAACTCTTTGAGAATTCTTGTGAAATTTAGAATTAAAGTTTCTATCTAAAAATGTATGAAGAGGATTAAGTACCTTTAAATCCACATTATGTTTAGAAGGACTTTCTAATGTTCTATAGTAACAAGTTCCAGTAACTAATAAATCAGTTAATATAATCCTTCTATTATTTACAAAATCTATATCTCTTGATTGCATGGATCAATCTACTACATTTTGAGAAGCAATTTCATATTCAGATATAAAATTTTTATCTAACCTCTCTTGAAGTTCATTTAGTTCTTCAGCTAATTTAGGATTAGAGCTATACTCTTCATTTAATATATTTCGTAAGTGTTCCTTTATTTTTTCTGCAATATGATCATTAACATACTTCATTCTATCTTGATTTATTTTAGATAAAGTATTTTCGTCTTTGCAAGATACTTTAGGTAATACTGGTATAGTTAAATATTCTCCAACTAACACATCTACGTGTTTTCTTACAAGTGGAACAAACTGTACAGATGTTGGAGTTCCTATACCATAATTTTCTTCTAAGTGCCTAAATTGTTCAGGATCTCGTTTTCCATGATAATAATGATAAGCTTTTATTAGTTTTATTTTTTCGTATACTAATTCAGTTATAGCTTTATCAATGGTAGAAATAAGAAGCTGATCTTCTTCACTATATTCTTTTTGATCGTTATATTTCATATTTTGTCAAGTTATCTTTTCTTCTTACTTGATAGAAATAGATCCTCATATAATTTCTAGTTCTTAATTCTTCACGTATAAAATCTATAAATTCTTGAGGATCATCTGTTTGTAAACTTATAGAAGTTGGTATTAAATCATCGGGAATTCCTAATACTAATGTATATATTCCATTTTTAAGTAATACTTCTAACCTTCTATTATAAGTCGCACTGTATAAACTAATTATACAGTCACGAATTTTGTTTTCCAGTTCTTCTATGCGTGTTTCGTTCATTGTCTGTTAAAGGTATTTGTCCATAATGTTTATATCCATTATCATCTGTTCATCACCCAAAATTTCTAAAACTTTTTTCTACATCTTGTCTTTCTGTAGGCTTTTTAAAAGAGATTTCTTCATCAGCTAATTCAACCATTTGCATAGCTGCAACAATATCAAAGTTTTTCTTCTTTTCATCAGAATAATTTAATAATTGTTCTAGCATTTCTCTAAATCTAATTGTGTGTGAATAGTCTAAACAAAAGTCATATACTAATTCTCTTCCATGATTAATTGTTTTCTCATTGGAAGGTGCGCCATACATATTAGGATTAGATTTTGAAACATCTGCTAAAGTTGCTCTTGGGCGTTTCATTAATAAATGTATGTATTTTTTATCTCTGAAGTAAGTTAATATTGCAGTTCTTGTAGATTCAAGCACCGCTTTAGCTCCATAATAAATAAGTAATTTTGCAGCATTCTCATATGCTTCCCTAGGATCTCTAGGTCTATCTTTATATATTGCTACATATCCTGGATTATCTAATCCAAGAATTCTTTTCTTTATAAGAATACAGAAATCTGATAATTTACTAGAGTCTGTGGTAGCTGAATCTTTTGAACCAATATCTATAGAGTCAATTCCACCTACATATAAATTATTAAAACCACTTCCTGTTTCTCCAAGAATGGGATGTTCAGTTATTAAGATATTTCCATTTGAATCATCTCTTCAATTTACTTTACCAGTTCTCTCTCCATTGGAATTTGTTTCTCAAGTAAGGTATCCAGCTTTTGGTTTTTCAACTGTTTTATATACTTCAATTGCAGTAAGTTGTTCAGCAAGTTCTTCTCTAGGAAACATATTATCTTCCTTTTGAATAAGTGCTTCTTCTATAGTAAAACAATACTCTGCTTGATAATCAATTAAATCTTTTGGACTATCAGCTTTAGACTCTCTTACTTTATTATATCATGCTATTGCTTCAGTTCTATTACAATATCCTCTATCGTCTATAAGAGAATATACAATTTTATATGCAGGAATAAACATTCCAGTAGTTATAAAAGAACCATCTACTGTATAGTTATGATATACTGGTAAAATATTATATGCTTTGGGATTGGTAATAACTGTTTTTAAACCTTCCATAGAGCCTGCTTTAGAAGATCCTCCAGTCCCAAATGCTAAAATAGTACCAACTCTTTTTCCCCCAAGCACAGTAATAAGTGCATCTCCTTTTACCCATTTCTTAATAAGTACAGGATCCGCTCCAGCCTCTTCAAAAATAAGTTTTTGAATACGGTCTCCTCTAAGTTTGTCAGGATCATCTACAATTATTCCTTGCACTTCTGACCTATGCCCTCTCTCAGAAAGATTCGATCCTTTGATAGAAGCTCTTTTATGATCTTTAGTATTTAAAACCATACGGACTCTTCTGAAAGCACTTTCTGTGTTCTCATTTAATCAATCCATCTGGTATCAAATCTTTTCTAAAGTAGGTTTAAGATGTTTCTCAGAATATGCTGTTACTACAATTCTATAATTTGGTATAAATGTATAAGCTTTAACCGCTGTAGAAGAAGCAATTTCTGAAAATCCAATACCTCTAGATTTTAATACCCCAATATCTTTCTTTAATAATTCACACATTTCAATATAGTGAAAGTATTCATACTGAAATACTAAAAAAGAAGGAAATCCAAAATCTTGATTAACTTGATCTATTTCTGAAGTTTTTAAGTTATAAAAATTAAGGAAAAAGTAATTATCTCCAGTTATTCTATATCCATCAAATTCATAGCCTTCTATACACCTTCTTTTTTGTTCAATTCAATATTCTTTATAAGCTTTAGATCCATATATAGCTCCACTATATTTACCTGTTGCTTGTTTATGTAGGGCGGCTTCTCTAAATCAATTAGGTTTAAAATCTAATCCTTGAGTATTATTTATTGGTCTATACTTGGTAATTCAATAACTTTTGTTAAAATCAAAGTGATCAATTACATCATTAGGACCATAATCTCATCTAATTCCATCAATTATTTCCATAGTTAATCAAAAAATCCTAATTCTACATTTCCTCGAACTGAAGATTCATCAGATACTCCCTCTTTCACTTCTTTCTCTAAATCTCTAACTGTTTTAATTAGTTCCTTAGCATTTTTTATTTCCATTATAACATCTTTAGTTTTATAAATGGGCTTTCCGTCGTTAGGATTTCTTTCATTAACATCAACATGTTCTAAGTAATATATGATGTTTTCAATAGTTATCATACAACCTTTAAGAAGTCTGAGTTCTAAAATCTTATCTTGCAGTTCATCATATTTTTTACAAGCTTCAAGGAATAAAGGATCACTCATTTGTTCTTCTGTTAATCCTGAATCATCATAAGCTGCTTGTTGTCTATCTTCTTCAACATACTTAAAATATGGACTCTCCCAATCTAGATATAAAAACATAAAAGTAAATTCTTTTTGCGCCCTTTCTTTGTTCTCTCCTGTCTTATCTATTGGAGTAACATTTCTTTTGTTTTCTAAAAGTGCTTTAAATTCTTTTATTAATAATATTCTAGGATCTAGAAAGTCCATATTTCCAGTACTTCTGTCTACAGTAAAGTACTTCATATTTATTTATTTTTACATCCACAGGCACATACTTCTACAATAGTACCTCCATCGCCTTTTTTCAATGTGAGATTACATCCACATTTACACTTTCTGGCTTTTTTGTCTTTTAAATTTTTTAGTTTAGTTCCTTTTTTTGCCATCTCTACTTCTTGTGGAGATTGATTACGTTCTATATAATTGGTAACCATTTGATCAGGATTCTTTTTATACTCTTCCCAAAACTCTGGAGTATTAACTTCTTGTAATATTTGAGTAGCTTCATTTGCATACTCGTCTTTAAGACCTCCATTTTCATCAATTAATTCATCTTGAGTTTTACCTGTTTTTGCAAAATAATCCATAACAAATTCTAACATTAACTGTTCATTGTCTTGATTAACTTGACCACCTTGTTGATGTTGTTTGATATGTGGAAAATATTCAGGATTTATAAATTTTTGTAAATAAGATTCTTTACCTTTTCCAAGTGTATTCTGTAATCTAATGTCACTAGGTTTAAAAGGATGATATAGATCAGGATTAGCTTGATAGCCTGGGGAATAAAAAGTTGTATCTGCATTTTGCATATACGGATTTTTTATTATCATTTTTGATGTTTGTCCATTGCCACCTGTAATAAATCGACTCTCTGTACTTGCTCCTATAAAGGGAGTCCTTTGTCTATATGTAGTAGAAGTAGTTGGATTTACTTGATGTCTATTAGGATCAACAAATAATTGTGATGCTCAATTTTTTAAATTATTTAGAACTCCTCCTTGTTGATATGAAGGAAGTTGTCCTCCTTGTTGATATCTCATACTTAATTTATTTGTTACATGATCTATTCTTTGTAATACTTCAGGTACTCCTCTAGAAGATCTATTTCGAGCTTCTTCTCTCCTTTTTGCATTATTTTCATTAAACCTCTCCCACCAATTAGATGAGGATTGTGTAGCAGAGGCAGAAGCAGAAGCAGTGCTTCTAGGATCAGTACGAGGAAATTGTCCAGAAGTTTCTGTAGGAATTTCTGTAGGAGTTCCAGTTACTAGATTTTGTACATTACCTGATGGAGTTAAAATCTGAGAACTTGTTTGTGGAGTTGCTGCTTCACTTACTTCTTCAGTTTGTTGTGCAGTAGAAGTATTATTTTCACTTGTATTTGTATTAGTACTTTTATTTGTACTAGTAGGTTCATTTACTAACTTAACTGCAATTTTTCTTATTTTTCCAATCTTTGGATCAAATCAATCAAATTCTTTTAATCCAGCTTTGCTAGCTTGTGCAAATGCTTCTCCAAAAGTTAATTGTTTTGTAGGAGCAAACTCTTTTAATTCTACATTTTGCTTAGACATTTGAACAGTCGCAGGAGTAGATTGATATGCGGGTATTCCACTATTAGCAATTGCATCTCTTGCTTGTGCTGCTAACTCTGTTGCTTGATTCCTGCGAGCTTCCTCCATTATTTGTTGAGTTGTTTTTCCTCCTGATGCAAATTTTTTTGCTTTTTCTTTATGATATTTCATACTTAAAGTTTGATTAAATCTTTTGTATTTCAAATTGCTTCTTGTATTAACCCGTCAGTAGTAAACCATCTGCAAAGTATTCCTTGAAAGTATGGATTGTTTTTAACATATCTTGTTACTTTCTTAACTACTATCATAGTAGGTCTATTTGGAATATCTTTTCTTAAGGTTACTGTATCGCCAGGTAAAAAATAAATTTTATCTTCCATATTACATTCCCATTCTTTGTTTTAAGTTGTTATTTATAATTGCTATAACTTGTGGTTCAGATACCACTCTATATCCTTGATTCATAAAAGGTAAAGGATATGCTGTTCGATGATCATAATATATATCATCTCCATTTTTTATATTTTTAACATCTGCTCCTACTTCAATTACTTTGGCGCAAGGAACTAACTCTTCAGCTTTATCCATTTCACCTGTATCTGTATTAAAGTATGCACCATTAGGTTCTATGAAGATTCCTGAATCTGTCATAACCTTTACATAAGGGTTAGATGGATAAGGCATAATAATTATTCTATTACCATTTGGCATTATTTCTAATCCTTCTAATTTATCCTCAATCTCTTTTTGTTTTGCTAAGTGTACTTCTTTTAATTTAGTTGATAGTTCTTCTGCTTTTTTAATTTCTTCTTGTTTTCTAACTTCAGTTTCAAAAGGATTCTCAGGAATAATAATATTCTTTGACATATTCCATTCACCTCTTAACTGATCTAATGCATTTCCCATAATTCATTATCATTTTCTAAGTGGACAAGTAGCTTCAGGTATTCGTGCTTTTGCTGATAGTCTACATCCACAACCATTAATATATCCATCTATTCGTACTAAAGAAACAGCTCCTGTATTTAAATCAAACCATTTCTTTCTATCACATATCTCTCCAAGTACTTTATCTTTTGTTATTAATTTACAGTCTCTACAAACTGCTATTCGTGTATCATATAAGAGTTGCTCTTGGTTTAGTAATTCTTTAATATGACCATCTACTATTTCACTCAACCCCATTTTGTATTCCTTTTTTTATGTTCTGTACGTTCTATTTCTTTTTTATAAAAAGCTAACATTCTTTCTACATCAGTCTTTCTGTATTCACATTGATAAACTGTTTTCTTATCATTGTGGTCATGGTGTAATAGATATAATCCTTTTACTTTTAAATTCGGATTATTCTCTTCTATTATCCAAGCATATGTAGAAAGTTGCATTTCATAATGATAATAATTTACATCGTCTAAATTGTTAAGAGGATACTGCATCTTTGAACTAGTCCTCTTTTTCTTATCATAGAAAGATTTAGTTTTTATTTCTTTATTTGATTTATAATCAAGTATATATACTTCATCTCCACTTACAATTATTAAATCCGCTTGTCCAGCTATTCTAAGAACTCCATCTTCTGAAATTCTGCTTAATAAAAGTTCTGGAAGAACATAGTGTCCTTCTTGTATTTTATTAGAAGTATCAACTTTAAAATTACCTCCATTAAAAAATTTGGGTATGTCATAATCACCTAAAGCGGAGTAGTCACCTGCTAAAGTTTTAAGTTCATAATCTTTATGAATTTTTGTTCCTCTTGCACAAGCTCGTTCTCTTTTTTCTTCCCATTCTAATAAAATCTCATTAACTTGATTATCAAAGTCTTCTTTACTAATACCCAACATTTCAAGTATTTCCTCTTTAAACATTTTGTTTTCTAGTAAAAGAGGTTTTACATTTTGAAATTGTTTTTCTCCAAGCATATATTCAAGAGCTTTGTATCTACTCCAAAAATATTCATCAAAAGTAGAGAATTTATGTATTAAAGTTGTCACAGAAATACAAGGATTACATCCTTCTTTTGTCCAATATTTATGAATTTCATCATTATATTCTACTTCATCATTTTGTTTATCAATCTGAAGTTTTTTAAAATCTACATTATTCATATTCATTTTTATTTATCCTATATAATATGTGCAAAGTTACAATCATTTTATCTTATAAATTGTAAAATAATTATAAAAGAAAAATGAGCATATCACAAGTCTATTACAGAATTGCCGATATACTCATTCTTCTTTTTTAGAGTAAATGATTAGTTATTTTAGATCCCATTCTCTCTAAGTTTAGAAAGAATCTTGGGAATAATTGGATTTCTTACACAGTCTTCATCAGTAAATTCTAGTGTTCCAACATTTTTATCATTTTGGAAAATATCAAATATCTTTTCAAGAGGAGATTCTTCTTTCTTCCTTCTATCTATCTGTTCAACATCTCCTAATAAGATGTACTTACTTCTATCGCCTATTCTTGTAATAAGAGTTTTAAAAGTATGATAGGATAGATTTTGTACCTCATCTACTATAACAATACTATTGTCAATACTAATACCTCTGGCAAAAGCTATAGGTAATATGTTGACAAGTTTTTTGTCCATAAGAGATTGTGCCGAACCTTCTCCACAAAGTTTATCTATATTCCAAGTATAACTCATAATGTATGGATCAAGTTTTCGTTCCACTGTTCCTGGCAAAGAACCTAATTCTTCTTCAGGTACAGTCGTTAAACTTTTTACCAAAATTATCTGTTTATAATAAGTACCTAATAAACTTAAAGCTTTAGCAAGTGCGCAATATGTTTTACCTGATCCAGATGGACCTTTTACTATCACCACTTCTTTTTCATCTATAAGATCTATAAGTTCTTGTTGTTTATCTGTTTTAGGTTTGAAATCTTTAACTAATTTTTCCTGTTGATATGCAGGAAGTCTGTTTTTCTGTTTACCCATAGTTATTATTAATTAGTCCATAAAATTAAAGCCCGTTATTTACTAACGAGCTTTTGAGCAAATTGATTGATACGAGATTATTTATCATTGCTTGAAAATGTTAGTAATTTCCCTCTTTGTCGTATATCGTATTGTCTCTATATTTTTTATAAGTTGTTAGTAATCTTACCTGTACTTGATATTTCATAAGGTGGAGTATTGATTTCATGCTCTGTCTTATGCCATATTAAGGAAGATTTCCTAAATACAAGCTGACCTTCATATATTCCACATAAGTCCCATCCTTGTTGCCCAAAGTCATTTAGTAATTTTTCCATGTTTATATCATTAAACTTTACTAATTTATACTCATATATCATATTAGTTATTTTTATATAGTTGTTTTTGTAATTGTTTCCATTCTTCTGAATCTCCAGCTAATTCTGGACAGTATTCTAAAAGTACTTCTCTGATCTGTTTATTAGAAGGATTACCTAGTTTCAATCTTATAGCTTTATAAGAGTATCCTTCCTTTCTTAATTGTACTATTTTCTCTTGCAGTTCATTCATTATTTTTTCCTAAGTTCAAGTGTTATATAATACAAATCATCTGCAACATCAAATTGATCATCATATAGATAAACTCTATATCGTTTACTTAAATCTTTTACTATATCACCCAACATAATTAATTCATCGGTTATACCTTCTCCACTTTTACCAAAGCAATAAGTAATTGACTTACCATCAGTATTTATCATTGATACTTTTGGATCTACAGTATACTCTATTTTTGAATCCGAATCATCAAATGCTGTAGGTTGTAATTTTCTTTTATAAATAAACATACATTTATCTTCAGAACTAATAGGTTGTACTCCACAAAGTTCCCATCTTAATGCTCCCATAAGTTGCAGTGTACTCTGTTCCCAATCTTCTTTAAGTATTGGTTGTTTTGTCAGATGATACTCATACTGATCTTCTGGTTTCTCAATAGCTTGTACATAAGTAATTGCTTCCTGTAAAAAACTAAAACATCCTAAATAAGGAAAACATCTTTCTGCTGTTTTACGATGCACAATAAAGTTGCCGTACATAGTATCATTTACTTTAGTAATAATACACTCACCATTGTACATCCCTTCTGTAAGCTCTTCTTTAAATTCTCTTTTAAAAATTCTCATAATAATTATAACCTGCTCGTTTGTAATATTGATAAATAGGAGCAGTTTCTATTTATCCTTGCGCCCTCTACAGGATTCGAACCCATACAAACTGTTTTGAAGACAGTGGTGCTGACCGTTACACTAAGAAGGCAGATAAAGGACTCTGAGAGTCCTTTTATTTAAATGAATGAACCTTGTTTTAGAGAATATTTAAAAGTCGATCTTATAAATTCATCCATCAATCCTCCTTTTAAAAGTATTCTCATAAATTTTATATACGTTATGGCTATAATATTTTCTCTACTTTTATTTAATACAAAGATATATATAATTTTTTAGTTAAAAAGTATCATATATACATTTTATAAAATATAGTATTAGAGAATAAGTTAAACCATAAGTTTTAAATATTTTTCTAAATCATCTGCACAAGCATACTTGTAACGTCCACCTTGTTCTGGTGAATTGAATAATTCAAAATATATTCCATCCAATCGAAGTGTCCAGTCATCTTTTACATATTCATTCTCTTTCTTTTCAAATCCATAGGATTTAATGAGTTCTTCCGTATTCATTTTTCATTTTATTACTATACAAAATAAGCCAATAATCAGTCGGCTTAATTTATTCTAAAATAAATTCCGTTTATATTCTTTAATTCAGATAGAGTATTCGTTTTACAATACTCAAAAACATCTCATTCATTTAATGTTTTTGTACCTAAGCATCGTAGTCCATCAATTGTAGGAGGAACTCCTAAAGTAGCTTGATGTGGAATAAATATCTTACTTGTTTCTACTAATTGCATTTTTAAAAGCTGTTATAGTATTATCATTTATATAATCTATTAAGTCTTCAAAGCTTGAGTATGGTCCCATTATGCAAGTTACTAATAGCTTTTTATGATTTTCTTTAATTGTATAAACCACTTTAACTAGGTTATCTTCTCTAGAATAAACTCTCTCTAATGTATACGTTTTGTCAAATAAAATTTCTGATGCTTCTAGTAATGTTGTTAATTTCATTTTCATTTTCATTATTATTTAAATATCTATTATCTATTTAGTTTATTATCTTAAATATATACCTAAATCAATGATTGGAATATCTTCCTCATCAACAATATAGTATATAATCTTTCCATCTATTTCTGTTTTTGTAAATTTAAAATCTTCTTCAAGAAGATCTATAAAATATTGCAGTTGCTTTTTAATCTCATCCATTTAATTTACTTAGATTAAATCGTTTTACTTTTTTACCATCTATTTCTATTATATCTAAAAATCCTTTTTTAATAAGAGATTTATGATATCGTTTAATTGTCTGCACACTTTTATTCTGAAGTTCAGCTTCTTCCTCATCGGATATAAATACATATCCATATTCTATATCTTTCATTTTATAATTGTATTTCATCGTTCTTACAATCATTTATCTCTTCTACTTCTTGCTTAGTAAGACCAAACTTATCTATAAGTGTATCTGTTAAATTCTTCTGAATCTGATGTTCTTTTTCTAATTGACTAATCCTATCAAGTAATATTTCTATACCTTTAGAATTTTCTTCTGTAACTTCTTTAAGTTCTTCTATATCTTCTTCGTGTTTCTGTAAAGCCCAAATAATTTTTTGACCAAGCTTGTTAAGATAGAATATTTTTTCATCTATTCTTATTCCTGTAATTTCATCTTTACTTTCTGTCGGGATTATTGACAAGAATCCTTTTTCTTGTAAAGACTTATTATATTTAGCAATACTTCTTTTGTCTAAGTTTATAATTTGAGAAAGTTCTGAATCTGAATAAGAAATCTTACCATATCCTTCTAAATCTTTAAACATTACTTGCTGTGAAGCTATTAGATAAGCTTTTTCATTTGTACTAATGTCTTCACTCTTTAAGAATTCATCGGCAAAAGGTTCAAAATTTTTACAAGAAGAAAAACTATATAGATTACTTCTACCTTTTTTACTTACTTTTAAATAATTTTTTTCTTCTAATTTAGATATACTTTTAATTACAGTAGGTTTAGATACACCAGATTCTTTAACTATAGTATCCAAAGCTGGATAACAGTTTTTAGTATCTTTATTCATATGACTTTTAATAGTTACATAAACTAATAAATCTTTAGGAGTCAAATCCCCTTCCAAAGTCATTCCGTTCGGTAATTGTGTATGTTTCTTATTCATCTACCACTATCATTATTTACAATACAAAGATATAAAATTTTTACCATAGAAATTATTGAATAGTAAAATTTTTAAAATAGATAGTTAGAAATACATTTTAAACATATAAGTTTAATTATGTTTAAGTACAAAACTAAACCTTTATGTTTTAGAATACTTTAATTTTATAATATATGTTCGCCAACAAAATTAAACTTTTCACTCATACAAAATTAAACCGACCATGAACAAAAGTTCACCTCTAACTATACTTAATAACTATACTTATTAACTATACTTAATGTGCCAAGAATCCAAAAAAAATTTTTTAATTTTTTTT